TGCTGTCTTGACTACGCAAGCACCAATGACTTTGTATCGGCAGGGCTTATATTTCGTATTGACGGAATTTATTATTTTGTTCAGCACACCTGGATATGCAGGCAGAGTGCCGACCTGTACCGCATACGCTTTCCTTACGAGGAAGCCGTAGCAAGGGGCGAGGCTGACCTGATAGACGATGTGGAGATCCCTCCCGAGCTGCCGATACTGTGGATAAGAGAAACGGCAAGAGCAATTGGCGCAAAGATAATTGCGGGAGCCTGCGACCACTTCCGATTCGGATACGTCAAGAAAGCGGTCAAAGAGATACTCGGAATGGAGGGGGCGGCACGGCAGAAAGCCAACGATTACGGCAGAGCAAAGCGTGTGGTATATCTGAATCGTCCGTCGAGCCTTATGAAGATAACCGCTGAGGTTTCCACGGTACTTGAAAGACGGAGACTGTATTGCGGCGACAGCAAGATAATGCGGTGGTATATGGGCAATGTGAAAAAAGTTCTTGACAAGGACGGAAACACCAAGTACGAAAAAATTGAGCCGAAATCACGAAAGACGGACGGCGCTATGTGCTGGATAAACGGAATGACACTTTACGAAATGCTTGACGAGCTTGACAAGCCGAATATACGCCCGAAAAATCGTCTGAGAGCAAAAATATACGGCTGATGAAAGGACAGATAAAATGAACTATGATATTAAAATAGCCTTGAAAACCATATCGGGTACTTTGTGCTTCGGGATATACTGCAAGGCTGATTATGACATCACCGAGGGGAAAGAGCCGGGGCTTTGTGTTGATATACTGAGAAAATACTGCACAGAGCCGCAGAAGTTTGATATGCTCCCTTTTTTCGAGTGGGAGCGGCTTTGTACAGAATATTCAAGAGAGCTTGAAGAACTTACGCAGAAAATGGGGCAAAGGCTGAGAGTTCCCGAAAGTATGATGATGCGTGACCCCGATATGCCCCGAAATCTCCTGCCTTCCCACACCATAGCGGAAAAGATCGTATATGATTACACGGGTATAGACTTCATCAGACAGGACAGGCTTAACTGGCTGCTTTGGCTTCAGTTTCTTTGTGATGGGGTAAAATACAATCTTTCGGGAAGCAAGGAGGGTGTGGAGATCCTCAACAGCGCTTATGACGAGATGTTTGTACCCTTTGACAGGGATTCATTTCTGGGTAGAAAGTGACAGTCACTTTCAGAAAAAAAGTGACAGTCACTAAAAGAAAATATATGATATATTTATATATGCAGAGAGAAGCTGCACACTCTCTGCTCCTGCTTAGAAGGCTTGGTCACAGCTCCTTTCGGCTTCCCTTTTCTCACGTCCCTGAGAAAAGGGAAGCGCTTTTTGTACTTGCATAGTTCTTTAAAGTGTGATATAATATACACAGAAAGGGTGATGGCTATGGCAAGAGATGTTGTTTCGGCAAAGCTTGATATAATATTCAAGAAAATTTTTACAGAAAACGAGGATATGCTCCACGAATTTGTTGCAGGTATGCTCGATATTCCTGCAAGCAGTATAAGCGGCATAAGTATAAACAACCCCGAACTGCCGCCCGAATCGCTTTCGGAGAAATTCAGCAGGCTTGATCTTAGCCTGACTGTGGATAACAGGCTTGTGAATGTTGAGATACAGGTAAAATATGAACCTGATTTCCGTGACAGGACGCTGTTCTACTGGGCAAAGCTTTACACCTCATCGCTTAAAAGCGGCGAGGACTACGGAGAATTAAAGCAGACAATAACGATAAATATCATAAATTTCAATATGTTTGAGGGCATTGATTTTCACAATGAGATTGCAGCAACGGTAAAGGGTACGGGAGAAATATTCACAGACAAGTTCTCCATACATTTCTGCGAGCTTAAAAAGCTTCACAAAAAGCCCAATCCGAACAATAACCGTGAGCTGTGGCTGCAATTTATCAATGCTGATAGCGAGGAGGATTTTGAGATGCTTAATCAGACAAATATTCCTATAATGCAGAAGGCTGTTAAAGTTATCTACGATATAAGCGAGGACACACGGATAAGAGAGATGGCTCGTATGCGTGAAAAGCGGCTTCACGATGAGGCTTCGGCTCTGAAAAACGCCAAGGCTGAGGGCAGAGCCGAGGAGAGAACTTCGGTAATTCAAAAAATGAAAGCACTGGGATTCACTGCAGAGCAGATCAAGGCTGTTTATTCGGACGAAGGATAAATATGCACAGAATCAAGCGAGGACTCACAAAAAGAAATGCGCTGAATAAATTCATTCAAACAGCTGTACGGTGTGTACGGCTGTTTTTTTATTGTTTTTAGAACGTTACAAAAATGACAGGGGCGAATTGTCAGGGGCTGATATAATAAAAACATAGCACAGGCAAAAGGAGGCTTGACTATGAGCGATTTAAGGCTTGATATTGTGGCGGCATATTCACGCTACACAGACGATATACAGAAGAAAATAAAAAGGGCTGTACGGCAGGTCGGCGAGGAAATGCGGCTTGAAGTGACGGAAAAATCACCTGTAAGGACAGGAAATTACAAATCGGGCTGGATTCGTACCATAGTCAACAAGAACGGTCACATAAAGGCTGTTGTGAGAAACAAAAACTATCGTCTGCCTCATCTGCAGGAATGTCCGCATTATATCGGACGCAGAGAACAGGGGCGGAGATATCCCGGTGCGGACGGCGGTGCGGTTGGTGTTATCAGAGAGATAAACAAAAAATACAGCGATAAGCTGAATGAGAAGATAGAAGAAATCATAAGCTGAGGCGGTGAAAGGAATGAACGAATCCATTGAACAGCTCTGCGGTCTGTTTATGAAGCGTATGCGCATAGAGGCTGACGACGGCAGCGAGGCGGAGCTTGTGGCAGGCTTTATTGAAGCAGGCACAGAATACATCAAGGAAATAGCCTGCGGCTCGGAGATTGACTTTATTACGGATATGAGGGCAAGAGAGCTTTTATATAATTACGTTTTCTATGCAAGAAACGAATGCCTTGCGGAATATGAAAAAAACTACGGACAAATGCTCCGCAGTTTACGAAACAGGGCGAGGGTAAAGCAGGCAAAGGAGGGTACTGAAAATGCGGAGGCTTAAAAACGCTATAGGCTCGGATTCATTCGGTGACGGTATAGTAAAAGCAATGCCGTACAGTTCCGACGGCACTCCCGACAGAGAAAAGGGAATATCTCTGAGATTCGGAAACAGAAGCCTGAGCTTTAAGAGGATATACGAGGCAAGGCAGATACAGGCTGACATATGCCGTGTGATAGCTGTGCCTGTCCCCTTTCCGATGATAGAAAGGCTGAGAGCCTGCCAATGTGCGGATATAGGAGGCAAGGTTTACAAGATAGAGCTTATGCAGGAGATACTTTCGGCTATGCCGCCGACTGTGGTCATATCCCTGTCGGAATGGTCGTCTATGATATGAGGTGAGAAAAAATGGGCTTTTCAGACCTGATAAAAAGCCTTTTCGGAGGGGCGGCAGAGGAAAGCGCAGACCCTGCGAGGAAAACCGTCAAGGTCGGACACAACAGCTATACGCCTGTCAGCACAGGTGCACAGCTTAACCGTATTGCCTGGAGGCTGTGCAAGGAATACATAGCTATGGCGGTGTCAAAGGTTGAGATACGAACGTTCAGAGAGGGCACTGAGATATTCGGAGAGGAATACTACAGATGGAATATCCGCCCCAATGTGAATCAGACTTCTACAGAGTTCTGGCAGAGGGCGGCAGAGAAATACTTTGAGGAAGGCAGACTACTCATTATCCCTGTGGGCGATCAGCTTGTCATTGCAGACAGCTGGAACAGAAAAAGCTATGCACTTATGCCTGCGGCGTTCTCCGATGTGGTTGTGGGTGATTTCCGTTTCGGAAAGGTGTTTTCTGCAGATGATGTTATGTACTTCGAGAATCCTGACGGAGACAGCATAAAAGCTATGATCACGGGAGCAGAACAGCTTATTGACCGCACACTTGCTGAGGCTGTGGAGAAATACAGGCTTGACGGCGGTGAAAGAGGAACGCTGGAGATCGACAGTATGCAGATGGGTACAGATGAAGAACAGGAAGAGCTTGAACAGCTTCTGAATGAGGATTTCGCCAATTATTTCGGCAGCAAAAATGCAGTCATACCCTTATACGACGGAATAAAATACACGCCCTTATCCCACGGAAACGCACAGAAAACCTCTATAGTGGGAGATATAAAAAGCCTGCTGAATCTGTCGATAGAGGTTGCGGCGCAGGCTATGAAAATACCGCCTGTGCTTATTCTCGGAACTGTGGCGGACAGCAAGACGGCGGTGCAGAATTTCCTTACATTCTGCATTGACCCTTTTATGAATATGATAACAGAGGGGGCAAATGCCTGTCTTTGCGGAAAGGAAGTGCTGAAAGGCACTTATATTACAGCGGACAGCAGCTATATCGAACACGCTGACATATTCAGCCTTGCGGAAAAGTCGGACAAGCTTATAGCGGCAAGCGTTATGAACACCAACGAAATACGCAGAAAGCTGTCAGAGCCGAGGATAAATGCGGAGTGGGCTGACGAATATGCAAGGACAAAGAACTACGAAACGGTAAACACTATGGGAAAGGAAGAAACAGGTTATGACGGTAATGAAGATGAAAACAGCGGTGCAGATGAAGGCTGACAAAAAAATCGGCTGTCTGTATTTATACGATGATATTGCCCCTGACAGCTATGACTATTGGAACGGCAAGACCATAGAAAGCTCCACATCTGCAGCGTCAGTTGCAAAGGCGCTTGCGGATATGGGAGATATTTCCGAGCTGAATGTATATATCTGCTCCAGAGGCGGTGATGTGGCAACAGGCAACGCTATCTACTCCCAGCTCTGCCGTGTTGATGTTCCGAAAACGGCATATATTGACGGGCTTGCGGCTTCTATTGCTACGGTAATTCCCTGCGCCTGTGACAAGGTGATAATGTACAGCACGGGCGTATATATGATACACAACGCAAGCGCCTGCATCTATGGCAATGCAATACAGCTGAGGGAATATGCAGACGTGCTTGACACATATTCGGCGGCGGCAAGGCAGGCGTATGTTTCAAGGTGCAGTATTTCCGAGGAGGAAATTCAGGCGCTTATGGACAGCGAAACACATATGACTGCGGAGGAAGCTTTGAAATTCGGCTTTATTGACGAGATAGCCGACAAGCCTGCAATGAGCGGCGACAGCTCTCCAAAGGGATATATGCAGGCGGTTATGAGGCTTTCGGAGCAGTCCGGTGATGCAAATGAGATAAAGGCTATTTCGGACAGGCTTGACAGGATAGAGGCTGTTTTACAGTCGGCTGAAAAGTGTTTTAACAAAAAGGAAGATATGTCCAAAGCGGAAAATGCTCCCGAATCGGGAGCGGACAAGGCGGAAATGCTGAAAGCTTTTCTTTCGGCGGTTGTTGGATAAAAATAATACAGACCGACGGCGTTTTGCTGTCGGTCTGATTTGGTCTGAACAGGTTATCGGGCTGAAAGGCGCTCTTTCAAAGCTTCCTGGAGCACGGCAGAAAAATTTATTCCGTAATGCTCAGCTTCGGCATTGAGCCAGGAGGGAATAGACAAGGTTTTCTTTACGAATTTTGAGCGCTGTTTTTCACGGAACGGAGGCATAAAGACATCAACAAGGATAATTGACTGCCCTTTTTCCGTATCGACCTTATCGACAGGGGTAGGCTCGGGAATCTCGTCATTATCCTGTTCCATTCCGTAAAGATGAAGCATAAGAGCCTCGTGGGCGTTCTTCACCGCTTCTTCCACAGTATCGGCACAGGGCAGACAGCCGGGAAGGTCGGGGAACTCAATGGAAATCCCGTCTTCCGCAAAATCAAAAACTGCGGGGAAAATGTAGGTATCTTTCATTATAAAACTCCTTTCGGAGGCAGAGACTTATTTAATATCGATCCCTGCCTGCTTGAAAATTGATTTTAATGTTTTTATCGGAATATTGTTTTTTGGGTGAGTTACGGTAACTTTTCCCTTTTTTTCGGAGTGCTTAAATTGGTGGTGGTCGCCTACGCAATCTACCTCAAACCAACCGTCCTCACGGAGTATCTGAATTATCTCCCTTGATGAATAGCTTTTCAATTATTGTCCCTCCTTACAATTATATTATAACACGTAATTTATTACGTGTCAAGAGCTTTCAGGAATTTTTTTAAATATTTTTTCTGCAATCCTTCATTACGCACTACGAATTACGCATTACGAATTTCAAATGACAGGGGGAGCGGTTTTTTTTGTGATATTCTGTAAATAAAGCAAAATATAAAAAGGAGGAATTTGCAATGCCCAAATCACTTGACATTCTGAAAGCCGAAAAGGAACAGGCGGTTTCCGCTCTTGCGGCGGCTATGCAGAGCGGTGACAATGACGCTATGGCAAAAGCTATGGCAGACTTTTCACAGGTCATTGAACAGAGAATAACCGACGCTGCGGCTTCTATGAAAGCTGCGGAAATGAACGACGCTGCCGCTCTTGCGGCAAGAGGCGCACGTATTCTCACATCTGCGGAAAACAGCTACTACACTCAGATCATCGGGGCTATGAAATCCGCCGACCCCAAGATGGCGCTTTCAAACATTGAGATCGCTATGCCTGAGACTGTTATCGACAGAGTGTTTGAGGATATTAAACAGGAGCACCCTCTTCTGAATGAGATATCATTTATCAACACCTGCGGTGCGGTAAGAATGATCGTTAACAAGGGCGAGGCTCAGCTTGCGGTATGGGGCAAGCTTACCGACGGCTACACCAAGGAGCTTTCGGGTTCAATCGAGGAAATCGACACGGGACATCTTACCCTGTCGGCATTTATCCCCATTGCCAAGGCTATGCTTGACTTAGGTCCCGTATGGCTTGACAGGTATATCCGTGAAATTCTGGGAGAGGCTATCGCAAACGGCACAGAGAACGGCATTATCAACGGAAACGGCAACGACCAGCCTATCGGTATGACAATGGCGGTAGGCAAGGACGCTGTTGTTGCGGGCGGAATATACACTGCCAAGACCCCCGTTCCTCTCACAAGCCTTGACAGCGCTTCCTACGGTGAATTTATTTCCGCTCTTGCCGTAAACAGCGAGACAGGGAATCCCCGTAATGTGACAAGCGTTATTATGCTTGTGAATCCTGTGGATTATCTTAAGGTGGTAGGTCCTGCCACCACTATGCTGACCCCCTCGGGCACATACGTTAACAACGTATTCCCTGTTGTTCCCACAAAGATAATCCAGTCAAGATACGTTGCACAGGGTACGGCTGTATTCGGTCTTGCAAAGCGTTATTTTATGGCGCTGGGTTCTCCCAAGAACGGTGCTATCGAGTATGACGACAGCGTTAAGTTTATGAGCCGTGAAAGGGTTTATGGCACATATCTGTACGGAAACGGTATGCCCCTTGACAACAACGCTTTCCTCGTGGCTGATATTTCAGAACTTAAGCCTCTGAGGTATCAGGTCAGCACGCTTACGGAAAGCCTTGACACGGCAAGCGCTGACAGCACAGGCTGATAAGCTATGAAAGGATATATTGACGAGGCTGTTATTCTCGGGGCGCTTTCCGCTCTGGGAATAACTGCCGCAGAGGAATATTTTCCCGATAAGACTCCCCTGCCTTACGCTGTGGTGCTTACCCCCTCGGCTGAGTTTGACGGTGATGACTTTATGCAGATAGTCACCTGTATTCAGACCTTCCGTGTGGAGCTTTACACAAAGAGCAAGGGCGACCCGCTGAGGCAGATGTTTATAAGGTCTATGCTTGAACTTGGAGGACGGGATTATTCTATGGAGGAATACAGCTTCGGAAAAGGCAACGGATATATGACGGCAATTGAGTTTTCTGATTTCCGTCAGCTTTAAGGAGATGAAAAATATGGGAAAGGTTGCGCTTAACAATCAGCGAATTTTCAAAGGCTCGGGCGATATTTATGCGGTCAGGTACGACGGCACGCTTACTGTTCCGAAGTTTGAGATCGACGCTAAGACTAAGGAAGTTACTGTTACCGCAGAAAATGAGACGGCTGTCCACACATTTCTGAGAACGGTAAGAACTGAGGACAACAGACTGGGAGCTCTTAAAGGCGGCTTTAAGTACACCGAAAATCTTGAACTGCTGGAAGATCAGGACGATATGGGTTATCTCAAAGTGTCCGAGGTTTCAAAGGAAACTGCCGTGAACGAGTTCGGCATTTTCAACGTTAACGGTGAGGCTATTGCGAAAATGCACCCTCTCGCTTCTACAGGAACGGCTGACGGCGGTACGAGAGTGACGGCTATCGGCGGTCTTACCAACAAGAATGATGATGAATACTGGCTTATGTTCGTTCATCAGGACACCCAGAACGGCGATATTGTGCTTCTTACAAGAGGCAAGAATGTATCCGGTCTGGAAATTGCATTCTCGGGCGACAGCGTTTCGCCTATGCAGTGCAAATACAACGCTCAGCCTCTTGACGAGGGCGGCACGCTTATTTACATCTTTGAGCTCCCCAAGGGCTTTGACTGGGCGGCGGAAGATACAACAGGTTAACATCACATCGGCGGCGGACGGAGGGAACTCCGCCGTCGCTTTTATAATGCGTAATTTGCAGGCTGAGCCTGCACCCAACCGTTCTCATTGTTATCTCAATCGCCCGACTTGACGGCTCGGTAACGATGAGAACTTACAGCGCATAATTTATAATTCTCAATTCATAATTACGCATTACGAATTGAAAAGAAGGCGGGGTTTTACAGTTGACTGAAAGACAGCTTAAGATACAGAAAAACAAGATAATGGACGGGCTTAAGGCTATTATCAGGGCGAAGGGCAGCGACAGCATTGTTTATGATGAGCTTATTGAGACTTACGGAGAACTGTGGGTCACGGAGCAGAGATTACAGAAGGACATTGAGGAAAACGGTATAAGAGTTACAAAGACGGACGGAAGGGGTCAGCCCCGTGAGGAGGACAACACTTCAATTCAGAAGAAACAGCAGTCGGCAAAGCTGAGGCTTGGAATCCTCAGACAGCTGGGTATCGACCCTGACAAGACCGCAAATCCCGATGATGACGAGCTTTAAGGAGGTACTGCATGGCAGGCAGATATGGATTTATTGCGCAGATAGGCGGTAATGTTTCGCCGCTGAGAAATGCGCTGAGAGAGGTGGACGCTGCTTCGAGAAACACAGCGAATGAGCTGAGGGAGATAAACCGTGCGCTGAGAATGGACCCGAAT